ATTTAAAACAATATGGCAATAATATACTCATACCCTAAAATTTCTTCTTTAGCTGGAAATGATTCTTTAATCATAACAGATATTAGTGATAAGAAAAAACCAACTAAAAGAGTTAGTCTTTCTCAATTAAGATCTTTTTTACGTATTCCCACAAGTGGTCCCGGTGGAGTTGTTACTAAAATAATACCAGGATCAAATATAACTATATCACCAGTTGATGGAACAGGTGATGTTACAATTAATTCTACTGGAAGTATTTCAGGAACAGGTACAACAAATGCTTTGCCTATATGGTCTGACGGGCCTAATCGTATTTTAGGAAACTCTGTTATAACGTTTTCTTCATCACCTAATTTAGGTGAGTGGAATTTTAACGGTTCAGCTATAAATGTAGGTGGTAATTCATTTTTTAAAAGAGTTAGTATTAGAGGTGCTGGTTCAAATATAGTTGGGGATTTTACAAACTTTACTTTTAAAAATATTATGTTTTACATGAGTATCAACCCTGGTAACCCCGCGGTTGAAACTTCTAGAGTATGGCAAGGGCTTTATAAAAATAATACAGCAGTAAAAAACGGCTTACACTGGAGTTTTGGAAGTTATTCAACTTCTCCAAACTCTGCGTTTATTATAGGTGATGACAAATCTATACAAATGCCTGGATATGGATCAGGAACAATTACAGGTACAAAAACTTATGACTTAGCTGTTGATACGGATGGTAATGTTATAGAAACTGTAAATTCAGATACTGGGGTAACAGCGGTTACTTTAGCTACAGGAACATCAACAGGTGCGCCACTTTCGGAAAGTATTGCAACTAGAGAATTAACATTAACATCGTATGCTTATGATGGAGGGAATAATATAGGGTATGTACCAACAGGAGGAACTGCTAACACATATTTAAAAGGTAATGGATCTTGGGGTGCAATACCTACAGGTTTACAATTTCAAGGTACTTGGGATGCTAGAAATATTGCTGAAGGTGGGGTTAGTGATGGTGGTGACCCTGATTTAGATGGAATTGCTGGTGCTGTTGATGGTTGGTTATATATAGTTAGTACTGCTGGTTCAGCTGTGCCAAATGGTGCGGCTACAACACCAAATTCTTGGAACTTAGGTGATTGGTGTATTTATAATGGGATCAATTGGACAAGGGTACCCGCTACAAATGCTGGTGTAACTAGTTTAACAACTACTGATGGTACTTATATTAATTTAACACCTAATACAGCTAGCACAGGATCAATAACAGTTACAGCCGATTTAAGTGCTCAAGCCACTGGTACTTCTGATGTAACTACTAAATTTTTAACTGAAGGTAATAAGTGGCAAGTACCTAGTTATTCGCCTGATCCTGGTTTACCAGCAATACTTACAGATGGTGCTAATCCTGGAGCTATAAGTTTGTATTCAGATGTTGATGCTGCAGACGTGAGATCAGCTATTGGTGCTGGAACTGGAGATGGCGATGTTACAGCATCTAGTACAACAACATTTACTAATAAATCTGGATCAAACTCACAGTGGACTAATGATGAAGGATATACTACAAATACAGGTACAACCACAGCTGACAATACCCAGACTTTTACAAACAAATCAGGATCAAATAGCCAGTGGACTAATGATGAAGGCTATAGCACAACTACTGGTACGGTTACACCTAGTAGCACAGATACTTTTACTAATAAATCCGGTAATATATCTATGTGGACTAATGATTCTGGATATACAACAAACACTGGAACTACTACAGCTACCAACACTCAGACATTTACTAATAAGTCTGGTAATATAAGTCAATGGACTAATGATAGCGGTTATATAACTTCAGAAAGCGACACTTTATTAAGTGTAACACAAAGAGGTGCTTCCACAAGTGTAGCAACTAATTTTACAGGTAGTTTAACTGTTAATGGTACAGGTGCTGGTGCATATTTCTATGTTAGTGGTAACGCACAAAGTACGGCGCCACCTACAAGTTATGATACTGGTTTAGCAATGGCTTGGAATAACTCAGGTGGTTCTAGAGAAAATGAAATATATTTTGCAACTGGGTCTGGCGCTACACAGGCTGAAAATGATAGTACTTATTTTTCTTTTATAAATAGATTTAATACTTCGGGAACTCCTGTAGATACTAGAGTAGCTAAATTTTATGGAAACGGAGATGTTGACTTTTTAGGTAAAGTTTTTACTCATGCAGATGTATTAGCTGGTTCTACTAAAATAATTGATTTTGCAACTTCTTCAGTAGCTGGTGATGCAACAGGTTTTATAGGAAATTATTTTACAACACATGGATCTTTTGCAAACCCAACAACTACAGCAGCAACTTTTTATGATCAAGCAGGGGTTGGACCTACTTTATCAGGTTATAGAGTTGCTATAAGAAATTATGACGGAACTAACATGATAGCATCAGCTACATTTACAGACACTTCTTTAACTGTAGTTGGTGATGTAATTGCTTATGGTTCACCATCAGACAAAAGATTAAAAGAAAATATAAAACCTATTGAATCAGCTTTATCTAAAGCTATGAAACTTCAAGGTGTTACTTTTGATTGGAAAAAATCAGATAGTATATTAGATATAAAAAAAGACGTAGGATTTATAGCACAAGATGTACAAAAAGTTATACCAGAACTTGTAAGGGAAAACAAAGATGGTATGCTTTCTATGAGACATCAAGGTATTGCGCCTATACTTCTTGAAGCGATAAAAGAATTAAAAGCTGAAATAGAAGAATTAAAGTTAAATAAGTGTAATTGTAATAAGTAATGGCATTACCAGCACCAGGAAATCCTATATCAGCTAGTATGATTAATACAGAAGCAGACAGATCTTCTAGTTTCACAGCGCCTTTGTCGGGTAATAGTTCAACGCCTCAAGTAGGTTCATTGGTTAAAATATACTCACCGCCAGATTCTAGCGTTGACCAAAATGCACCACATAAATTTTCAGAATTTTATTCAAAATCGTGGAACGGAAGAAATAGTATTCAATTTAAACAATATTATTATAATTCTTCAAATAGTTTTCCTAGCGCTACTCAAGCTTGTGTTAGCTCTGCTTGGTATGGTGGTAACGGAACAACAGTTTATTACACGGGTATTTTAGGAGTTGGAACTATATTTTATACAACACCTTTTGGATTTACTAGATATTCTTTTACAAGTGGCCAAAATTATTCTTTTAAAACCGCTCCAAACTCTACAGAAACATTAGCTATAACTGCTGATTCTTTAGGTGTAGTTCAAAGTTATAGTGTTTGCCCTTCCTTGACACCATTTTGGACAGCTAATGCCAGTAATCCTCGTAATGCTCCTGATTCGTTTAGTTCATCGCAAGGGGCATGTGCTCAAAGATTTAGTTATTCATATAATTATTTTGCTTATCACACTGGGGTAAACGCTCAACCAGTGGCTGGAGATTTTGTTTATTTAGATCAGACATTGACAGTTCCATTAATGGCAACTAACAATTTAGTTTGGTATCAAGGATCTGATACTGCATCTTACGTTAATTATGGAGAGGTAATAAATAGATATGCTTTTAATATGAATACAGGTAGTGGATCTAGTAATTTAAATGGTCCAGGAACTGTAAAAGCAAATATTACTGACTGTTCTAGGCAAACAATTTTCCTAAAAAGAAGTGGCTCAGTTCCACCTATTTTCATTGAGTTCTATTATCAAGCCTCTATTGGAGATGCTGTTAATTTAACAACAAATGATATATTGTATACGGACTCTGCTTTAACAACTACTTATCCAACAGCACAAACTTGGTTGTTTGACGCAGGCACAAGTGCTAAAAATCCTTGTTATAATACTATATCTTGTCCATCAAGCATAAGTTTAAACAGTAGTGGAGTAATTACAAATAAAACATGTAATATTAATCCATGTAGTTAAATTAAATTAAATATGAAATATAAAGGTTTAAAAATAATGTTTTGTATACCTGGAGCGTCTTTTAGCAGTCATTTTTTAAACTGCTGGGATTTATTAACTAGGTTTATGAATGAAGAAGAGATACAATATGGCTTAAACACTGGTTATGTTCCTATTATAAACTTAGCTAGAGATCATGTTTTAGGTATAAATCCTCATGCAAAAATAAAAATACCCTTTGACGGAAAAATTATTTATGATTATATAATGTGGATTGATTCGGACACTATATTTGCCCCGGAACAATTCAAAAACTTATTAGATTCTAAAGTTCAAGTTGTGTCTGGATATTGCACTATGTTAAATAATGAAGGAAAACATACGTATGCTGTTGTAAAAAACGGAAAACATATAAATCAAAAAGTAATTCAAGATTTTTTAGATGAAATAGATTGTGGGTGTAATACTATAATGAAAGTAGATAAACCAACATTAGCTTTTTGCTTAATAGAAAAAAAAGTAATGGACAAACTAACTTATCCTTATTTTGATATAGAATACAAGAACGGAACATGGAAAGGTGAAGATTATTATTTTTTTGATAAAATAACAAAAGCAGGATTTAACATGCATATTCATACGGCCTCAAGAGTGGGGCATTTAAAACAACAAATATTTTAAAACAATAAAAAATGGCTATTACAAGACATCAACTAGTACATATATTGTAGTTGGTGCAAATGGAATTGTATCCAGCGTGGGCCCTTGTAATCCTTAAAGTGTAAATTTTAAAAAAAACAAGTGATAATAGCAATATAACCCGCTCTTAATAGAGCAATAACCAATGTCAAATTTAAAACCAATACCAATGACACTATTTTATTCGACTAGCTCGTGGAGTAGTCAACCACAATTATCAGAAGAAACCATTAACCTTTTTAAACATGTAGCCAAAAAGAAAAACTGGCGAATTGTTCAATTACCAAACGGTTTTTATCAAACTGAATACCTTGATCCAAATAAAAAAAATTCTTGGATCGACGTAACAAGACGTGAAACTCTTGAAGGCGCAGAACAAGCAATAGATTCTTCTATTGAACATTACAAGAAAAAGCTTTCGTTTCTTCACGGACCACAAGTTGTTAAAACTTTTAAATAAAATCAATTCAATCAAATTTAATTAAATTATGTCAGACGCAATAGTCAAGAACCTAAGCTTTGGTAACGAAGCTAAGGATCAAATATTTAAAGGTATAGAAAAACTCACAAAAGCTGTTAGCTCCACACTTGGAGCTAGCGGTAAATGTGTAATCTTAGAGGATTCAAGCGGTAGTCCTATTATTACTAAAGATGGTGTAACTGTAGCAGATTCAATTATATTGCTAGACCCTGTAGAAAACATGGGTTGTACACTACTTAAAGAAGCCGCTAGAAAAACAGTAAAAGAAGCAGGTGATGGAACTACCACTGCAACTGTTCTTTCACATTCCATTTTATTAAATGCTTATAGTGTTTTAGATTCTAAAAATGGTAGACAAATAAAAGAAGGTATAAACACAGGCGTATCTAAAATTATAAAAGAATTAGAAAAAAATTCTTTATCTGTAAAAGGAGATCATATAAATAATGTTGCAACTATAGCAACAAACAATGATAAAGAGCTTGGTTCTTTAATAGCTGATGCTTTTAAAAACGTAGGTGATACAGGTTTAGTTGTTATGGAACCATCATCAATAGGTGAAACAAAAGTAGATATAGTTGAAGGTGTAGAATACAACAAAGGTTTAGTTCACCCTAACTTTATAAACAATAAAGAAAAAGGTATAGCAGAACTTGAAAATCCATTAATTTTAATTATGGATTCTAAAGTTGAATCAATAAGACAGATTCAACCTGTTTTAGAGTATGTTATAAAAGAAAAACATCCTTTACTTATTATAGGTGAAATAGAAGATAACGTATTATCTGCTTTACTTATGAATAAAATGAAGGGTAATATAAAAATAAATGTTTTAGATCCACCTGCTTTTGGTTTAAGAAGAAAAGAAATATTAGAAGATCTTTCTCTTTTAACCGGTGCAGTTGTTGTTAATGAAAATCTAGGTGATAATTTAGATTCTATAAAAACAGAATATTTAGGATCATGTCTTAAGGTTTCGACAGAAGTTGATAAATCAATAATAAGAGTTGAATCAGGTAATGAAGAGGTTGAAGCAATTATAAAAGACATTAAAGATAAATTAAAAAAGAAAAATAAAGAGCACGTAAGAATAGGTTTAGAACATAGACTAGGTAGATTAAGTGCTAAAGTAGCTGTTGTAAAAGTAGGTGCTAATTCTGATTTAGAATTAAAAGAAAAAACAGATAGAGTAGAAGATGCTATATGTGCTACAAAAGCTGCTATAAAAGAAGGTATTGTTTCTGGAGGTGGTATAGCTCTTTTAAATTCTTCAAAAGTATTAAATAAAAATAATATAGGTGAAAATATATTATACAATGCTATTAAAGCTCCTTTTAATACTATATTAATAAACGCAGGTATTAAAGCTAATGAACCTAAAAAAGAAGGTTATGGCTTAAACGTTATAACGGGTGAAACAGTAGACATGATTAAATCAGGTATTATTGATCCGCTGCTTGTAACTAAAAGCGCTTTAACAAATGCGGCCTCTGTAGCTACAACAATACTATCAACTGATTGTGTAATTAATAATATTAGAAATTATGAAAGCAATAGGTAGATATTTAATTATAGATAAGTTTAAAGAAAAAACTACTAAAACTGAAGGTGGATTATTATTGTCAGTTAAAGACAAAGAAGATATAAGATACACTGGTGCACATATAATTTCAGTAGGTGATCAAGTTCAAGGATTAAAAAAAGATGATCAAATATATTTTGATAGGCATGCTGGTCATAAAGTAGAATTTAAAGAAAAAATATTTCACGTTATTAAAGATCAAGACGTGGTTGTTGTTTTGTGAAAAAGCTAGAAGCAAAAGATTTAAAAGATCTTAATTTGTTAAAACACTACCGTATAATACGCAAGTGGGCTTGTAAAAACAACGACCTTAATACCGCTGATTTAGAATTATTAATATATTTAGACTGTATAGATTTATTTACTATTAAAGATTTCAAAATGGGTACTTACTCATACAGTTGGAATAATAGAAGATGGAGCAAGCTTATACAAAATGACTGGATTTCTGTATGGAGAAAAAGAAACAGAACTACACAAAAATATAATATTTATAAAGTTTCTTTTAGAGGTAAACAATTAATAAATAGAATATATAGAATAATGCTTGGTAGTGATGATATACCTACCAGTAACAAAAGAAATGTTATAATGAAAGGAAAATCATATATGGATAAAGTTATGATTACCTCTATTAAAAACGTAAACAAGGATATATGATAAATTTAACACACTCAGCTCTAGGAGCTTCAGGAATAATGGCGGGAATTTCTAGCCAAGCTAGAAGCGGTTTTCAATCTAATGTTATGACAAAATTAGATAGTATAGAAAGTAAATTAAGTGGTAGTGGCGGCGGTGGCGGCGCTATGCCCGTTGAACAACCCCCTATGATGCCGGTGGGTAATTTAGCTGGTAGTGTTCCTTCACAAGATCCTGTTTTACCAGACCCAGCTATACCAGAAATGCAGTACGCGGGTGGTGGTGGTAGAGCACCAATAGATGGAAATTTTAATACACCAACTCAACAAACTGCAGACGATATATATGGAAGTGAAATGGAAAAAACCATGTCATTACAAACTAGATCATTAATTTAAAAAAATAATAATTATGCACAATAGAAAATATGATCCAGCAATGGAAAAACTAAAGCCAGGTAAACACGTTGGTATAGTAGGTGAATCCCACATATGGGATGGGCCACTAGACCAAGCTGGTAGACCACATGGCATGGGCTCAAGCTCTGGAATAACAGGTATGCAAATACTAAAAGCTCCAACTCCTTACAAAGGTATTAACGCGGTTTTATGCGCACAAAGAGATTAAAACAATATAAAAAATGGGATTATTTAGAACAGCGGATACAGTTATAGGCAAAGCTATGCCTTTAACAGGTTTAGTTGGAACTCCAAATGCCTTACCGGCTTGGATTTCTGACAACCAAACAGGAACATTAGGAACAAACTTAAATAGCTCTGTGCTATACGTGGGTGTAAGTGGTGATATATCAGTTATACTACCAGGTACTAGTTTAGGTGATGCTAAAGAATTTAGATGGGGATCCGCTGTCTCAGGGACTAGCGAGGGTAGTGGTTATACTGTAGCCGCTACAGTTCTTACCACTGAATGCTCTAATAACTTAGCAACAGGTTTAACACTTGAGATAACGCAAGTAGGTGGTGGAGGTGAGGTACAAGGCGTAGATATAGTTGCTGGAGGATCTGGATATAATGTGAATGACATTGTTACTATTGTTGATGGAGCAAATAAAACAGCTAAAATAAAAGTACATAAAGTAGGTAATGGAACACCTATTTCAGCTCAAGCTTTAGAGTTTAAAGGAGTTCCCGCTGGAACTATATTACCAGTTACCGTAGATTATGTAACATCATTAACAACTGTAACAGCAGCGGATATAATTGTAGGTAAGTAAATAATTAATTATGGGGTATATACAGCCAAACAGTCCGTTTGGACCAGGAAAAAAAGTAGGATCTACTAAAGATGATGATAAACCAGGGGGTAGCAACGCTGGTAAATACGATTCATCAGAAGGACCTTTTTGTGGGCCATCAGGTGGATCACCAAAAGGTACGTATCCTGTAAATACAGAAAAAAGAGCTAAAGCAGCTTTATCTTATGCAGATAATGCACCAAATCCATCAGGAATAAAATCTTGTGTTTACAAGCATTTTCCTAAATTTAAAAAATAATATTATGGCAGTAAACGAACAAGGACATAAAGGTAAGTACTCAGGTAATTCAAGACATTCTTACAATCATGCCCATACAAAAGTAACATCGGAAAATTACGAAGCAACTAAACACGATGATGAAAAACATATGGAATATCTTAAAGAAGATGTTAAGTATGACGATCATCACGGACATAGTGATATAAATATGACAGCTGATGAAAAGCATATATCTAAACTAGCTGGTGATCTTAAGTATGATGAAAAACATCATTAAAATAAACAGAGTAAACTGATAAATCACATAAAATAATAACAATAACCAAACCAAAACAAAAACAAAAATTATGGCAAAATTTATTAACATCCATGTAGTAAATGGATACACACTAGCGGCAACAAACGTTTCAACACCAGCTATGAATGGTGACAACTTGTTTCCAGCTGATCAAATTACATCAGTAGTTTGTAGTTTAGAGGCTAACAATTCTATACCTATTGCAACTATTAGTTTATCTAGTGGAAAAACAATTACAGCTGGTATAGCGGCTGATCAAGGATCTGCATCATCAGCTCCTTCTGACGATGTACCTACAGCGTCTGATATTTTATCTTACCTAAAAGGTTGGGTGAATAAATCAATAACAGCTAATCCAGGAGGCGTTAAGTCAACTTGTTCTTTAGGTATTGATTCAGATGACCAAAGCGGAGCAAAGTATGATCCAGCTTTACAATTATACTGGAGAAGTTACGTAGTATCATAAGTATGGAATCTAAAGGGTTCGGCGATACTATAGCTAAATTCACAGAGAAAACAGGAATTAAGACCGTTGTAGATAAAATGTCTGACGGTCTTAATATTCCTTGTGGATGTGCTAATCGCCAAGAATGGTTCAATAAAAAATTCCCTTATAAACAATAGTATGGCATTTAAAATAAATCCTCCTTTTGACAAAGAATTAATGAGCCTTTCTATTTTTGAAAGAGACATGGAAGGAGATCCGGTTTATGCTAGAACAATAAGAAATGGTGCTATTATAATGAATGAAGATAATGATGAAGCTCAAAAAGTAAATACATTGTCTCATGAAATTATTCATAAGCGCCAATTTTTAGATGAAGCTAGAAAACCTGGAACAGGTTTAGACTATGATGAAAAATACGCGTATTATAAAGGTAAAAAATATTCTTTAAAAAGAATGGAAAAATCACACCCTTCTGAACCTTGGGAAAAACCAGCATATAAAAACGAAATAAAAACAGTATAAAAAAATGGATGAAAATAATAAAAAAGTAGGTAAAAAACCTGCTCAATACAAAAAATACCCTGCTAAATATAAAGAGTATGGTGGATCAGGTAAGGGAGTTGAAGATTCTGAAACAGAATATAATCCTGTACCAGATATAGAAGCTGGAAAAGGAGAAGGTTCAGGTAAAGTAAAAGGTGCTGCAGATTTCAAAGGAGGTCTTCACGCTAAAAATACCAAACACTCAGAAAGCGGTGAGCATTTAGGTCCTAAAAAAATGGGTTATGCCCAAACTTGGGGAGCTGCTAGAAAAAGTGGTGCAGCAAGAGGAGCAGCTGCAGTTGCTAAAGTACTAGGTGCAGCAGATCCAAACCCAAAAGATCCTAATCATACACATAGTGGAGTAGAAATTGGATCAGGAGCTACAAATGAATTAGAAGGAGTAACGCTTAAACCGAAAAAAAATGTAGCTTATAAAACATATCAGGCTAAAGATTATTCAAAACGTTTGCCTGATACTGAAAGAAAAGTGCCATCCGCAAGCGGTCCTAAGACTGCGGTAGTTAAAAACTATGAAACAAGTACTTTTATGACACCATTTTCAGATAGTAATACATTAAAAGGAAGTCATATGAACGTTCCTAGAAATAGTGGTTTTAGCTCTGGCAATCCTCAAAACAAATCAGATAGAGCAAACATGATAAACGAGTTCACTGACTTTATGGGCAAATCTACTAGCTCACCTAGGGCTGTTAAACAAAAATTAAACGAGATGAAAGCAGGTGATAAAGGAGGTCTTTTGTCAGATATTGAGTTTTACGGTTCTGGTAAAAAGAAACATGCTAAAAAACACCATAATAAAAAATAATGTCTAAAAAAAAATTCAAAGATACTAAAGTTGGGCGATTTTTAACTAAAGTTGCCCCTAGTATCCTTGGAACCGTAGGTAGTGTAATACCAGACGCTGGCGTATTAGGTCTTGTAAAAAACTTAATAAGTAAAGAACCTGATATTATAATATCTCCTCAAGATAAAGAAACTGCTCTTAAGTTATTAGAGCAAGATATGTTAGAGATGCAAGAGGTTACAAAACGCTGGGACAGCGATATGAAAAGCGATTCATGGCTTAGTAAAAACACACGCCCAATGTCATTAATATTTCTAACTGTTATGTCTATAGCTTTTATATGGGTTGACAGTCACGAACATTTATCTTTTACAGTAGAGCAAGAGTGGATTAGTTTGCTAAAAACTTTAACTACAACTGTTTATGTAGCCTATTTTGGTTCTCGTGGGGCGGAAAAATGGAAAACTATAAGTAATAATAATTAAGTAAATAAACACTAACAATTAAATTAAATTAAGATGAGTAAAGAAATTAAAAAATTAGACGAACAAGAATTAAAAAAAGTAAAAGAACAACAAGACAAACTAAATGGTTTATTAGTTAACATTGGTGTTTTAGAATCTCAAAAACATAGCTTACTACATCAGTTGGCTGAAGAAAATAAAGTTATTGAGGAAACTAAAAAAGAATTAGAAGAAAAATACGGTGCTATAAATATTAATTTAGCAGACGGATCTTTTGAGGATATAGAAAAAGAAAGTGAGTAATGTAGTAAGAAAAATCAGTATTGGTTCTGACTATAAAAATGATGCAATGCATTATGCTATAGGTCAGCCAGTATATGGTGGTCATGAAATTTCTCATATTTTATATGAAGAGTCTGACAATTCTTATAACATTTATATTAAAAAAAACAAAGAGATATTGCCATGGAAGAAGTTTAATTCTAACATGGCTATATCTATTGAGTATGACTTAGAGTACTAATGAACAGCTTATATGATTTTATAGTAAAGCCTTTGGGTGAAACATATAACAACGAAGTTAAAATTAATGATAAATCTCTTATTTTAAATACTAAAGTTGAAGAACATAAGTTTGTTAACAACTACGCTAAAGTTATAGCTACACCAAAAGCTTTTGCTTGCCCTATAAGAGTGGATGATATAATAGTTATACATCACAATGTTTTAGAAGATGGTATGACATGAAGGGAAAACAACAGTATGGTAAAGCTTTTTTTAAAGATGATTTATTTTTTGTATCTATAGATCAAGTTTATTTATATAAAAATAATTCAAGCTGGAAATCAATTAACAACAGGTGTTTTATAAAACCTCTAGAAAACAATAATGATTTAGAGAATAAAAAAGAACAAAACCTTATTGGTATATTAAAAATAGGTAATAGTGTCTTAAAAGAGCTAGGAATAAACGAGGGAGATCTTGTAGGCTATAAACCTTACGGTGAGTATGATTTTCTTATAGACAAAGAGAGATTATACTGTATGAAATCAAATGATATTGTAATTAAATATGGACGTCAAGGAAACGAAAAAGAATATAATCCAAGCTGGGCGTATAGCAGTTGAAGAATTAATTAAAGTTGCTAAAGAGCCAATTATAGATTTTGGACCCGATATATCTGCAGATCGTTTAAAAAACGCTGCTGCTACAAAAAAACTTTGTATTATGGATGCTTTTGAAATAACCACTAGAATACAAGAAGAAGAAGATATATTAAACGAAAAACCTAAAGAAGTTAAAGAAGAAAAAAGTTTTAAAGGTTTTGCAGAAGGAAGATCTAAATAATGTACGAGCAAAATTTATATAAAATTTTACCCGATTATATTAAGCCTAAAATTCTTAAAAGGATGAACAGGTATAATAAATGGGAGTACGGATATAACAAAGAACATGATTTAATTGTTATAAGTAAAGATGGAACTGTTGGGCAAGTTATAGAAATACAAAACCTAGCAATTGGTTTACCATTACAAAAAAATATAACTAAATTTGAATCTAACAAATGGGAGTTTACTACATTACCTAATTCGTTTAAAAATATTAAAACAATATTTGATTGGGAGCAATATGATGTCGATTTTAAAGAACAGTGGTATGATTACATTGATCAGCAATTTGAATACAGAGATGAGGGTTTTTGGTTTTACAACAAAGATGTTGCAACTTATATTACTGGTACTCATTACATGTACTTGCAGTGGTCCAAGATTGATGTTGGGAAACCAGATTATAGAGAAGCCAATAGATTATTCTTTATATTCTGGGAAGCTTGTAAAGCAGATAAACGTTGCTATGGAATGGCCTACCTCAAAAACAGACGGTCTGGTTTTTCGTTCATGGCATCAGGAGAAGTTGTCAACTTGGCAACCATCTCTAGTGATTCAAGATATGGAATATTATCTAAAACAGGACCAGATGCTAAAACAATGTTTACCGACAAAGTTGTACCCATATCCGTCAACTACCCTTTTTTCTTTAAACCAATACAAGACGGTATGGACCGTCCAAAAACAGAACTTGCCTACAGAGTACCTGCAAGTAAATTTACTAGAAGAAAAATAATAGCTAATGAAAAAGAAGCAGAGCTTCAAGGATTAGATACAACTATTGATTGGAAAAATACTGGAGATAATAGTTATGATGGTGAAAAATTAAAACTATTAGTACACGACGAAAGTGGTAAGTGGGAAAGGCCTAACAATATTCTTAATAACTGGAGAGTTACTAAAACTTGTTTACGATTAGGTTCTAGAATTATAGGTAAGTGTATGATGGGGTCAACGAGTAATGCTCTTGACAAAGGAGGAGATAACTTTAAAAAACTTTATTATGATTCAGACGTCACACAAAGAAATGCCAACGGACAAACTCGCTCTGGATTATATTCTCTGTTCATACCTATGGAGTGGAACTACGAAGGATATATTGATTCTTATGGGTTACCTGTCTTCGATACCCCATCTAAACCTGTCAAAGGTGCACAAGATGTCAAAATTGATACAGGCGTCATCGAATACTGGCAAAACGAAGTTGATGGTTTAAAACAAGATCAAGATGCTTTAAATGAATTTTATAGACAGTTTCCAAGAACAGAGGAACATGCTTTTAGAGATGAAGCTAAATCATCTTTATTTAATCTAACTAAAATTTACGAGCAAATAGACTGGAACGCAGATATAAAACATAGCACATTAGTTACTCAAGGTTCTTTTCAGTGGAAAGGAGGTATTAAAGATACAGAAGTTGTTTTTGCACCTAGCAAGCAAGGAAGGTTTTATATAACATGGGTTCCACCTATAAAATTACAAAACAATTTAATAGTTAAAAACGGTATTAAATATCCCGGTAATGAAAATGTAGGTGCGTTTGGATGTGACAGTTATGACATATCTGGTACAGTAGACAGAAGAGGATCAAACGGCGCGTTGCACGGTTTAACTTCTTTTAGTATGTTAGATGTACCACCTAATCATTTTTTCTTAGAATATATAGCACGACCTCAAACTGCAGAAATATTTTTTGAAGATGTTTTAATGGCTTGTGTGTTTTACGGTATGCCAATACTTGCAGAAAATAATAAACCTAGATTATTATATCATTTTAAAAGAAGAGGTTATAGAGGCTTTTCTATGAATAGACCTGATAAAATTTATAATAAATTATCTGTAACAGAAAGAGAAATAGGTGGTATACCTAACTCAAGTGAAGACATTAAGCAAGCACATGCTGCGGCTATAGAATCTTACATAGAAACTTATGTTGGTTATAAAGCGGATGGTTATGGAGATGTTTATTTTCAAAGAACATTAGATGATTGGTCTAAGTTTAATATAAACAATAGAACAACACATGATGCTTCTATAAGTTCAGGGCTAGCAATAATGGCTTGTAATAAACACAGATATAAACCTGTACCTAAAAGAATTATAACTCAATATGATTTAGGTATAAAAAAATATAATAATTCTGGTGATATTTCAAAAATAATACAATAAATGAATATAAATTATAATAGCAACAGTGCGTTTCCTGATCAGGTTGTACCTATGGAGGAAAAGATGACGATTAAATATGGAAAGCAAGTTGCTGATGCCATACAGTCTGAATGGTTTGCTCAAGGAAGAACTAATGGTAACCGTTATTTAACTACATTTAATAATTTTCACACTAGAAGATTATACGCAAGAGGTGAACAACCTGTGCAAAAATATAAAGATGAATTATCTATTAATGGTGATTTATCTTATTTAAATTTAGACTGGCAACCAGTGCCAATATTATCTAAATTTGTAGATATATTAGCTAATGGTATATCAGCTAAAGATTATGATATTAAAGCTTATGCTCAAGACCCTGAGTCTATAAAGAAAAGAACAAAATATGCAGAAGGTTTAGCTAAAGACATGTTTGCTATGGAAATACAGCAACAGGTTAAAGCTTCTACAGGTGTTGATATTTCTAATACAAATATACCACCAGAAAATTTACCTAAAACTATTGAAGAAATGGAATTGCATTTGCAGTTGTCATACAAACAATCAATAGAAATAGCAGAAGAAGAAGCTATTAGTCAAGTCTTAGCTCAAAATAAATTTGAATTATTAAAACGTAGAATAAATTTAGACTTAGTTACGCTAGGTATTGCCGCAACTAAAACTAGTTTTAATACTTCAAATGGTATTACTTTAGACTACGTAGATCCAGCTCACATGGTTTATTCTTACACAGAAGATCCTAATTTTGAAGATATATATTATGTAGGTGAAGTAAAAGCCTTAACAATATCAGAGATTAAAAAACAGTTTCCACAAATATCAAATAAAGAACTTTCTGAATTACAAAAATATAATAGTAATAATAACTATATTTATGGATGGGGTGCGTATGATGAAAACACTGTACAGGTATTATATTTTGAATATAAAACTTATATGGATCAAGTTTTTAAATTAAAACAAACTGATTCTGGTTTAGAAAAAATATTAGAAAAACCTGATACATTTAATCCCCCAGCTAATGATAATTTTGATAGAGTTTCAAGAAGTATAGAGGTATTATTTCACGGCGTAAAAGTTTTAGGCACTAACACTATGTTAAAATGGGAGTTAGCTGAAAACATGACAAGACCTTTTGCTGATACAACTAAGGTAGAAATGAATTATGCTATATCTGCACCAAGGATGTATAAAGGTAGAATAGAATCTTTAGTTACTAAGACTATGGGTTTTGCAGATATGATTCAACTAACTCATTTAAAACTACAACAAGTATTATCTAGGATGGTACCAGATGGTGTATTTTTAGATATGGATGGTTTAGCCGAAGTTGATCTTGGTAACGGTACTAATTATAATCCTGCAGAAGCTTTAAACATGTACTTCCAAACAGGTTCTGTTGTAGGTAGATCACTAACACAAGACGGTGAATTAAACAGAGGTAAAGTACCTGTTCAAGAATTAGCATCTTCTGCTGGTCAAGCAAAAATAAGTGCTTTAATATCTACATACAATTATTATTTACAAATGATAAGAGATGTAACCGGTCTTAATGAAGCTAGAGACGGTAGTTTACCTGACAAAGATACATTAGTAGGATTACAAAAAATTGCGGCTCAACAATCGAACATAGCAACTAAACATGTTAATAATGCTAGTCTTTATTTAACATTAAGAATATGTGAAAATATTTCTAAAAAAATTGCTGATGCTTTAGAGTTTCCTTTAACAGCTAACTCTTTGATGGAAAGTATTTTGGTTTATAATACACAAACATTAAATGAAATTAAAAACTTATCTCTTCATGATTTTGGTATATTCTTAGAATTAGAACCAGATGAAGAAGAAAAAGCAAAATTAGAACAAAATATACAGGTAGCTTTGCAATCTGGTGGTATAGAACTAGAAGACGCTATAGATTTAAGACAAATTAAAAATTTAAAACTTGCAAATCAAATGCTAAAACAAAGGCGTAGGTTAAAGCAAGAAAGAGATCAGAAGGTACAGCAAGCAAACATGCAAGCTCAAGCCGATGCAAATGCTCTGTTAGCTGAAAAAACAGCTATGGCTGAAGTACAAAAACAACAAGTATTAACTGAACAAAAAGTTAATATAGAACAAGCTAAGTCACAGTTTGAAATACAAAGAATGCAAACAGAGGCTGAAATAAAACGTATGCTTATGGCTGAAGAATTTAACTATAACGTTGAATTAGCTAGAGCAAATAGACAGACAGAGTCTTTAAAAGAAAAAGAAATAGAAGATAGAAAAGATAAAAGAATCAAAATGGAGGGTACTCAACAAAGTGAGATGATACAACAACGTCAAACTGATGGGCCACCTAAAAACTTTGAATCAAGCAACGATAGCATAGGAGATTTTGGATTAGAAGCTTTTTCTCCTAAATAATTACTAATTTTATAATATTATATTATGTCAAACGAAACAAAAACAAATGAACCTGTTAAACAGGAAGGTGACTTTAAAATAAAGTCAAAGAAAAAAACTCCTAAAAATTTAGGTCACTTAAGTAAAAATGATGTAGCTAAAGTTGATTTAACAAAACCTAGTTCTCAAGGCGAGGTTGTACCAGATGTTATTAAGGTTGAAGTGCCTAAAGAAGAAATAAACAAAGAAGATAATGCCATTAAAGAGCCAAGCACAGAGAGTGTGGATGAAAATAAACCATCCGGAGATGTACAAGAGGTGGGAGAAACACACACCGAAAAACAAGAAACTTCCGAAGAAAGTCCTATCCAAGAAATAAAAGAAGAGGACATTGTAAAAGAAGAAATACAAAAAGAAACAATAGAAAAACCACAAGCAGTTTTACCAGAAAACATTGAAAAACTAGTAAAGTTTATGGAAGATACTGGTGGAACAGTAGAAGATTATGTAAGATTAAATCATGATTACAATAAAACTGATGATGTAACTTTACTTAATGAATACTACAAACAAACAAAACCTCATTTAAACTCAGAAGAAATTGCTTTCTTAATGGAAGATAATTTTAACTTTGACGAAGAGGTTGATGAAGCTAGAGATGTAAGAAAGAAAAAACTAGCTTTTAAAGAAGAAGTTGCAAAAGCACGTAAAGAATTAGACGTTCTTAAGGATAAATATTATCAGGAAATCAAGTTGAGACCTGGTATATCTCAAGAACAAAAAAAGGCTACGGATTTTTTCAACCGATATAACGAGCAACAAGAGGTGATGCAGAATAACCACCAGGATTTTAAAAAGAAAACTGACGAATTGTTTAACGTCGAATTTCAAGGGTTTGATTTCGATTTAGGACAAAAAAAGTTTAGATATAAAATTTCTAATCCTAAACAAGTTGGTGAAACACAAGCTGACATTAGTAAATTTATAAATAAATATACTGATGACAAAGGTGTTATCACTGATACACAAGGTTATCATAAATCGCTTTACACTGCAATGAATGTAGATAAAATTGCTAATCATTTTTACGAACAAGGAAAAGCAGACGGCATTAAAAACGTTGTTAACAGTTCTAAAAATCTATCAACAGAAAACCCGAGGCAAGTTGCCGATGGAAACGTTTTCATAAACGGATTAAAAGTAAAATCAATTAGTGGACTAGATACATCAAAACTTAAAATAAAAACAAAAAAGTTTAACTAATTAAAAATTAAAATTATTATGGGTGTTTTACAACCACAATTCGGTTCGATTATTCCATCGCCGATACAACAAACACTAGCATCTAACTATCTACAATTTGATGGTGCTGCTGGTGGAAATTTTGCTCAGCAATATTTGCCTGAGTTATACGAACAAGAAGTCGAAAGATATGGTAACAGAACTTTATCTGGATTTCTTAAAATGGTAGGAGCTGAACTTCCTATAACATCTGATCAGGTTATCTGGTCTGAACAAAACAGATTACATATATCTTATGATAACTGTACTTCTGCTTCTGCTGCTGGTACTCTTGTAATTCCTGCTACCGCTGGAGTTACCAACGTAATATCTGCAAACCAAACAATCGTTGTTATGGACGACTTTGGTAATGAAGTTAAAGGTTTAGTTACAGTTTCTAACCCTAGTGGAGCTGGAGCTCTTGCTAGAACTATCACAATTGTTACTTATGGAGTTGCTAGTATGGCGGCTGCAGGTCTTGTAGATGGTGCTGGTAAAAAGATATTTGTTTATGGTTCTGAATATCAAAAAGGATCTACAACTCCTAACTATGCTGTTGGTAACAATGGTTTCGTAAGTGTTGACCCTTCTTTTACTCAGTTTCAAAACAAACCTGTTATCATTAGAAGCAAATACGTAATCAACGGTTCTGACACAGCTCAGATCGGTTGGGTAGAAGTTGCTAGTGAAGACGGTACAAACGGTTACTTATGGTATTTAAAAGCTGAGTCTGAAACAAGACTAAGATTTGAAGACTACCTAGAAATGATGTGTGTTGAAGGTGAACTAGTTGGTGGTAACGCCGCTAATTTCCCTGCAGCATTACAACCAGGTGGTACTGAAGGTCTATTTGCAGCTATTCAAGCTAGAGGTAACGTAGAAGTTGGATTTAGTGCAGCTGCTGGTATAAGTGATTTTGATGATATTCTTAAAAACTTAGACACGCAAGGAGCTATTGAAGAAAACATGCTTTTCTTAAACAGAGAAGTTTCTTTAGACTTTGATGACATGCTTGCTTCTATTTCTGCAGGTGGTTCAGGTGGAACTGCTTTTGGATTATTTGAAAACTCTGAAGAAATGGCATTGAACCTTGGGTTCAGCGGTTTCAGAAGAGGTTCTTACGATTTCTATAAAACTGACTGGAAATACCTAAACGATGCTTCTACAAGAGGTGCGATGGTTGGTCCTGCTTCTATAGAAGGAGTTTTAATCCCAGCTGGTACATCTACTGTTTATGATCAAATTCTTGGTACAAATATTAGAAGACCATTTTTACACGTTAGATATAGAGCATCACAAGCTGATGACAGACGTATGAAATCATGGTTAACTGGTTCTGTTGGTGGAGCATTTACTTCAGATCTTGACGCTATGGAAGTTAACTTCCTATCTGAAAGATGTTTAGTAACTCAAGCTGCTAACAACTTTGTATTATTCAAAGGAGTTTAATTACTTTCAATAAAGATAAGGCCTCGTGTAAAAGTGGGGCCTTGCCTTTATTTTTTTTAAAACTATTAAATTATATTATATTATGGCAAAAGCTAAAAAAGTACAGTCAACTGTAGAAGCACCCGTTATGGAAGCTCCGGTTGTTGTAAAAAAAGAAATTAAAAAACCCAAAAATACTTGGGAAATAAAAGATAGAGTATACTGGGTAACAGGTACTCATCATCCTTTAACGTTAACTATACCTAGTAAGCATACAAGAAAACATGCTTTACTTTGGTTTGACAAAAGTTCAGGTGAACAAAGAGAGTTGCGTTATGCAACTAATCAAAACTCACCATTTGTTGATGAACAAAAAGGAGAGGTTACATTAGGACATATAACTTTTAGAGATGGAAGTTTATTGGTTCCTAAAGAAAAACAAAACTTACAAAAATTATTATCTTTATATCACCCTATGAAAGGCGGTAGATATGCAGAAAAAGATGATGTAGCAATAGCGGTTGATGAATTACAAGATATTAATTTAGAAATTGATGCATTAAACGCGGCAAGAGAAATAGATATAGATCATGCTGAAGCAATATTAAGAGTGGAAAAAGGATCTGCAGTAAGCGAGATGAGTTCTAAAGAAATAAAAAGAGACTTAATGTTGATGGCTAAAAAACAACCTAAAACATTTATTGCATTAGCTAATGATGAAAATGTAGTATTAAGAAACTTTGCTATTAGAGCTGTAGAAGCTAATATTATTAAAATTGCTAATGATCAAAGAAGTTTTCATTGGGGATCTAATGATAGAAAATTAATGAGTGTTCCATTTGATGAAAACCCTTATTCTGCTTTTGCAAGTTTTTTGAAAACCGACGAAGGTGTAGAAATTTATAGATCTATAGAAAAAAGTCTATAAACAAGTGATAATATATTAAGGCGGCTAACGTCGCCTTAGTATACTTTAAATAAAACAATAATGGCAATAAACGTAAACACTGTATATCAAACGGTATTATTAATACTGAACAAAGAACAAAGGGGTTATATAACTCCTGATGAGTTTAATAAAATTGGTTCACAAGTTCAGTTGCAAATGTTTGAACAATATTTTGAAGATTTAAATCAACAGTTACGAGTGCCTCAAGCAGATGTAGATTACTCAGATAGAATAATGAATATAGATGAAAAAATAGCTATATTTAAAACGTTTGGTAACGCTGCTTATGATAATGCTACTACACCAGCAAATCCTTATTGGAATCTTCCAGTTATTGATACGTATGGTGATAGTATTTTATACGACGGAACAGAACCTAGCACAGCTACACAAGTAGCTTTTTATAGATTAGGTACTATTACTTATAATATTCCAATCGGAATACCAGTAGAACTTCAAAGACTTCAAAGAAGTGATTACTACGAGATACAAAGATCTCGATTAACTCAAGCATCTAAACATTTTCCAGTTTATTTATATGAAAACAATAAACTTTATGTTAGCCCTAGCACAATAAGTGCTGCGGGAGATCTAACTGTAGACTTTGTTCGTAAGCCTAGAAATATAAAATGGGCTTTTTCAATAGGTCCTTTAGGTCAATATGAATATGATGCTGTTAATTCTCAAAGCTTTGAATTATCAGAAACAGAACAAACTTCTGTTATTACTAGAATTTTATTATACTCAGGTGTAATAATAAAAGATCCGCAAATAATACAGCTAGCGGCATCTCAAGTACAATCAGAAGAAACAAATCAAAAAAGTTAATATATGGCAACTCCAAATGGCGGTTTAATAACCGAAACTAACAGACAATATTACGCGGGTGCACAAGGTTTTACTGTGTCAGCTGCAGCTGGAGAAACTGTTTTTACTTTTACTTTTAACACAGATCTTGTTTTAGGTAATTTTGATCCCACAACCGTGGATTATGGTTTAAATAATTTTAAACTATACACAAGCCCAGATGGTTTAACATATACAGAATATATAACAACTTACACTTTAGTAGGTAATACAATAACTTTAGGCGCTGCGTTAGCACAGAACAGTGTTATAGTTTGTCAATTAAAATCTCTTGAAGGTGGTAACTATGGTGATAGAGATGCTTATGGTACTGCTGTAGAAAATAACTATGGTGGATATGCTTACACAACTCTTAATGATGTTGTTAATAATTTTTTAGTTGCGTATGTGGGTGCGGGTAAACTTATACCAAGTGTAAAAAGAACTGATCTTGTTTTTCATGCTAAACGTGGTTTGCAAGAATTTAGTTATGATACATTAAAAAGTATTAAGTCTCAAGAATTAAACATACCCCCTTCACTAAGCGTAGCTTTACCTCAAGACTATGTAAATTATGTGCGCATGTCATGGATTGATTCATTAGGTGTTCAGCATTTAATTTATCCTAACAATAATTTAACTGACAATCCGTATACAATGCCTACTCAAGATGATTTAGGTATACCTATACAAGATAATTTTGATGCTAATATTGAAGGTACATCAATTACAGAAGAACGTTGGGCAGAGGCAAACACTAATTTAATTACACAAGCTTTTGATAATGGTCAATTTAATCAAGGATTAGATTGGTGGGGTTACGACTGGGGTTACGGTGGTTATTGGTATGCTGGTTATGGTCAAGCTTATGGCTTAGATCCTCAGCGAGCAAATGTAAATGGTTCATTTAATATGAATGAAAGAGAAGGTAAAGTTTCTTTTTCAAACGATTTAGTAGGTAAGTTAATAATTTTAGAATATATTTCTGATGGTCTTGCTTATGACATGGATAGTAGAATACCTAAAATGGCTGAAGAGGCTTTGTATGCTCATATTATACATGCTGTTTTAGCTTCTAGGATTAATCAACCAGAGTATATTGTACAAAGATTAAAAAGAGAAAGAAGCGCTAAACTTAGAAATGCTAAAATAAGATTATCTAATATTAAACTTGAAGAGTTTACTCAAGTTATGAGGGGTAAATCTAAATGGATAAAACATTAAAATAAAATGCCAGAAGTTAAAAATGCTTTTATAAAATCCAAGATGAATAAAGACCTGGATGACAGGCTTGTACCATCTGGAGAATATCGCGATGCAAAAAACGTTCAAATTAGTAGATCAGAAGGATCAGATGTGGGCGCTTTAGAAAATGTATTAGGTAATAAAGAAATATTATTTTCAACAACTCTTCCAGTTAGCTTTTCTGCTTTAGTTGGAGCACCTAACATTAAATGTATCGGGAAGTTTGTAGATGAAAACAATACTACAATATATAGTTTTTGGACTGATTACTTTGATACTCAGGCTGAAAACAGAATTATATATAGCCCTAGTGCTAAAAATTATATTCTTGCGTATGACATATCTGGTAGCGATAATTATAAGGTTTTAGTTGAAGGTGCTTTTTTAAATTTTTCTCAAACAAATCCTATCATAGGTGTTAACATTATAGAAGGTCTTTTATTTTGGACTGACGATAGAAACCAACCTAGAAAAATAAATGTTAACTTAGCTAACGAAGCTACAAATCCTCAAAATACATACGCTGTTCCTACATATTATACAACTGAAGACTCTATTTCAGTTTCTACTTATAATCCTTATCAAACAATAGAAGTTTTAAATGCTAGTGCGCTAGGCGCTGCTATAGTTGCTACAGCTGGTTTAAATGGGAATGTTACAGAATCAAAAGCACTTACTTTAAATACACCAACTCCAGTAACAGGACCAATAACGGTTGGCTTAGGTGTTAGGGGTACTGATGTGAAAAGCGGTACTATAGTTACTAAAGTAAACAGTCAAACATCTATAGAAACAAACAAAGCTAATACGTTGTTAAACGCTGTTACTTTAAGTTTTAATGGTTTAGAAACTACAATGTATGATGTTACATCAGCAAAAATTCCAATACCAGTTGCTACAGCCACTCAAGCTATTGTAGATAATCCTTATTACGATGCCAACTATGGAGGTGATCCACAGTTTTTAGAAGATAAATTTATAAGGTTTAGTTATAGATTTAAATTTGATGATGGTGAATATTCTATATTTGCACCATTTACTCAATCAATGTTTATACCTAAACAAGATGGTTATTTTATAAATGACGATGAAAAACTTACTTATGAAAGTACTATAGTAGATTTCATGGAAAACAAAGTAACTAAAATAGATTTATTAATTCCATTGCCAGCTACAAGATCAGAACTAGCAACAATAAGTAGTTCAAGTTTAAAAATAACTGAAATAGATATTTTATATAAAGAATCTGATGGCCAAGCTATCAGAGTTGTAGATACTATTAAAGTAGAAAATGCATCTCCTTGGAATTTAAACCCTACGGATGATGTATATATTTACACATATGAATCTACAAAACCTTACAAAACATTACCTGAGGACGAGTTAATTAGAGTATACGACAGAGTACCTGTAAGAGCAAAAACACAAGAGTTAATAAGTAACAGAGTTGTGTATGGAAACTTTCAAGACAAACATACACCACCTTCTGCATTAGATTATCAAGTTGGTATTACTGATAAATACGCTACTGATGCAGCTATAACATCTTATACAAGAAGTGAATACCCTAATCATTCATTGAAACAAAATAGAAATTATCAAGTAGGTATTGTTTTATCTGATAAGTTTGGTAGACAATCAAGTACTATTCTTTCTAACAGTACAGCTGCTTTAGCTAATGGTTTTGGTGCTGACACAGTGTATAGCCCTTATCAAACAGCCGCAGATACAACACCGCCAGAATGGCCCGGTGATTCTTTAAAAGTTTTATTTAATAGCACAATAGATAGCAATTCACCAGCTACATCTAATAGAAGTTTAGGTACACCTGGTTTATACAACAGTGATGTAACAAGTGCTAATTATAATCCACTAGGTTGGTATTCTTATAAAATTGTTGTAAAACAACAAGAACAAGAATATTATAATGTTTACTTGCCTGGTGTAATGAAAGGTAATCCTGACGGAACTGAAACAGGTGGAGATTTATCAAACATTGTTTTAATTAACGACAATATAAATAAAGTACCTAGAGATCTTACAGAGGTAGGACCTACTCAACAACAGTTTAGAAGTTCTGTACAACTTTTTGGTAGGGTTCAAAATGATGTTATAGCAACCAGTACCGCTGGTAATGAACAATTTTATCCTGATAGACTTTCTGATACAGTAAGTACAATATCTTCTGTTAGAGATTTATTTGATGTTAAAGATGTTACAACCACTATTGACAATCAAGTTGATATATTTGGTTTTTATAATGCAAAATCAAACCCGCTAATAGGTCAAGTTATTACAACAGCAGAGTTTGGAGTAATAAACACAGCAGCAGCACCTTTTGTACCTTTATTAAATTTAGCTGTTTTTGAAACTGAACCTGTTGTTTCTAGACTAGATATTTATTGGGAAACATCAACAAACGGTTTAATATCAGATTTAAATACAGCAGTAGCCACAGACACAGGAGGTGTTCAAGCAACAAAAAACTTTAATTTTGAACAAAACGAAGCTGATATAGTTGGTACAGTTGTAACAACAGATGGAGCGGGTAACCCTAGTTTTTTCTACGGAGAAGATGTTGTTGGGGCTAGAATAAACAATGCAATATTAAAAGAAAATAGTAATGGAGACATAATAGGTCTTACAATTACTGATGGAAATGGTGTAAATAGACCTACTAGTGGTTCTGGAGCAGAGTGGACAATTACAAAACAAGGTAATGGTACGGCTGCTACCCCATATGAGTATCAACTTTCTGTTGCTGCAGCTCAATACTATGGGCCAAATGCAACAACTACAGAAAATTATACATTTGATTTTATATGGGATGTAGGTGGTGTTGAAACAACCCCATCTAGTGAGTCAGGTCAATTAGCAAACACAGCACCAATAATTGATGGAACATGTCCTAGAAGTTTAACAGTAACAACTAGTAATCTACCTGCAATTACTACATTGACAGGTTTAAATGGATCTGCTAATACTAGTGATAATACTAAAGATTTAGTTTGGTCTATAGTTTCTCAAACTCAAGGAGGAAGTTCAACCACAAATTTTGTAATGAC